AATTGCTCGGTCAGTAATGGACCAGCGATTGGAAAAGAAGATGGTAACGTCTTTCGTTTCTAACTACCCATTGAGCCCATATAATTCAGGTGATTATAATTTGGGTGTTAACACTGTCTCAATGATTTGCCTTAGTCCCAACAATATCGCAGGAACATTTCCATCTGCTCCGCTACAAATTCAACAGGGTGTAGCTTCAAACCAACGTGTAGGTCAATCTATTCAATGTAAAAAGGGAGAAGTCCGTCTTTATTTCGTCCCAAATGGATATAATACTTCATACAATTTCGAACCCTCACCTATGATACTTCAGGTGTTTATTGGCTACGACAAGACAACTGGAGACGGTCAACCAAGTGCCGCTTTAACAAACTTTTTCTTAACAGATGGTGGTGCAACAAACCCAACCGGTCAAGCAATTGATACATTTAGAAAAATTAATAGGTCAAGATATGCCGTATTCAACCGCCGCACATATAAAATAGGACAGGCGGAATTCTTTGGAACGGCTAACCAACCAACCCAACAGTATTATACCAACAATGATTTTAAGTATAACATTAAGACTACGTTTGATTATACAAAACATCTAATAAAGAACTGCAAATACCCTCGAGGTGGGACTGACGACACTCCTAACACACGCCAATTATGGATGTGGTGGATGATAAGCCCTGCTAATGGTCTGTCAACAGCCTCAAGCCGAAACGTTACAATTAACGCAGAGGCAACAATTCACTACACGGATGCATAAAAGTAGAGAAATACGCAAATCCCTTAGGGCTTTCAATTGGCTAAAATTAGGACCTTTAGCGTCCTAATTTTAGGTATAAAAATAAATTATCCACGCAGCGACCATTTTACATGGGCGCAAGGGGGAATTTGTTTTTACCCTATCTCCTGCAGAGCGTATATTATCCTTTTTTATTAATTTGGTGTATAACCCATCTATCTTCACTCATTTTAGACATCTCAGGTGGTTCATTCGCAAACACGAATACGTGCGGACAATTTCCGCAAACCATACCTCCTTCATACTTGCCTGAGAAAAAATACATATCCTTGATATTTTCAATACCTTCATAATTAAGGTAATCAGTATTAAATGAACGTGGAATCGGTATCAAAACTAATTTAGGAGTATCGTTATTGCTCTTGGTGTATTCAATAACGCCATTACGCATATCAGCTGCTTTTCCTGACAGTGCGATAGCACCGTGATGTATCGTAAGGTATTTACAAAATGAGGTCTTACCAGCGCAACCTTCTTCACTCCAATACCAATGAATGGTTCTGTCATCAGGTTCATTTTTGATAATCTCCAGAATATCTTTTTCCCATTGGTAGTCAGGGTTAATAGTTTTCACCGGTTTAGGAAAACCAAGTGTGAAGAATGGTGTTGTTTCTTTAGAGATATAGTTTAGTTGGTCTTGGTCGGTGCCCTTTTGTTTTTCCCACCGAATCCAATCACATATAGGTTTAAATACTTCAATTGGGCGTTTTTTTGATTTAAACTTAAGCCAACCTTGAATGTGTGGTGTTTCACCGGCTTCGCCCACCTCATGGCTCATCAAGGCTTTTTCACATACTTCCGAAATCTTGGAACTAATGGAACTAATCATATCTTCTGTAAGAATTTTTCCAGAAGCAGTCTTTTTATGCACTGTAAAGCACCATCCTTTAGCAGGACTGATTTGTCGAGGAGGTTTAGTATTACCCTCCTCGCTGGAACTCTTGGAACTCATAGAACTCATTATATATAATTCCTAAATATTTTGTTTATACCACTTTTGAAAACAATTAATCCACCTACCCCCTATTTCCAATTCAAAACTAATTTCGCCCCATATGGGAATTTAGGAAAAACGCCCATATGGGGGTCCCATATGTGGAATCCATATATGGGACTTTAGGGAAAACGGACATACATGGTTCATTTCCCGAAATTAATATCTCACCAAATAATATAAAATCCAGCTATGGTATATGTCCCCAGAACTCGAAAATCAAGAGCCGCCCCTAAACGACGAATGTATAGAAAGCGTCGTGGTGTGGGTCCTAAGGCTATTAAATCAATTGCTCGGTCAGTAATGGACCAGCGATTGGAAAAGAAGATGGTAACGTCTTTCGTTTCTAACTACCCATTGAGCCCATATAATTCAGGTGATTATAA